TTAGGTGTCGGGAAGACTTCCGTATTCCGGATCGTCTTCCAGGACACCGTCGCATTGTGCCTGTCTACTGGCTTGATTCGCTTCGCGATTCTCGCCAGCTGACGTAGGTACCACTTAGGCCCAGGAGTTCTTAACTTCCGGTGGTTTTCCACCACCGAAGTATCGAACACATGGGTTCTCATGAAGAAGAAGGCGAGGAAGTCCTCGAGGTGGCGACACCTCTCGGAGATCCTAACGCCTGTTCTGTACTGGAGCTTCTGGACCTCTCGACAAAATCTCTTTGTCTCAGGTCCATGGCTATGAGTAGGTATATGGAGGCCGGGAAGATCACTTCCCAGTGCACCCCAATACCGCGCTTGTATCCATCGAGACGGGACTTTCTCGACAGGCGGGAGGCCTAGGCCCCCCGCCCAGACGGGAAGATACCGGTCGATGTGATAACTAGAGGCCATTCGCAGAGGTTTCGCAAAGAAACGCTCCGCAAGTGACCAACACCTGCCCACAGAGACGCCGCGACGAACTGCATCGTTCATAGCGGTTGCGATCTCAGGGAACACACAACCTGGCTTGCCCAACACCCAAGACCTAACTGAGGTCGAGGGTAGAAGGTTAAGCCCACCATCACGGAACTCGTAGAGACCTTCACAAAAGGTCCCTCGGGTCTGTGCCGTGAACGTTTTCCTCTCGTTGAGCTTGTAGCCGACGTACCTAATAAGGCGTCGGTACTCGCTCAGCTGGAGGGGGCTCCAGAGTGCAATCAGGTCATCCCCCTTGAGCCAGAAACGGCCAAGGGGGTCGACCTTGATGCAAACAAAGTAATGCGTCCAGGTGAGGAGGGTCCAACTAGTTGGCATCCCCATGAACGCGCCCTTGAGAACCTCAGTGCCCTCGAGCCTGATCTTATGGATCAGGTCCCGAGGGACTCCGAGCATCTCGCAAATAGTGTCAAGGAGGTCATGACGGAGATTATCTGTCGCGGCCTCGATGTCTGCAGAGAAGACGAAGAGCCCTTCACCCTGTTTGATAGGGTGTCGAGGCTCCAGTCTCAGCGGTAGCGAAGCGAGCGCCTCTTTGGTCCCCGGTAACGAAAGAACCAGGGGAAAGAGGGCGTCTCGAACGCCATGAGCTAGGGCAACTCGGTCAGGATCGCTTTTTGTAACGATCCGGGCCTTGAAGCCCCTTTCTTTGACGACAACGACTTGGGAATCCACGAAAGTGGTCTTCCCTTGAAGTGTCCTTGAGTATGTGGTCACACGTCGATCGAATCGACC